TTTACCTCAAGCCTGTCAGAACTGCAGAGTTTATATTAATTACATTCTACGCAACTAGAACAGATGCAAACTTCCAAGAAGTCGTTGATGGACCAGGACTTTTATATGAAGGGAGACCGGTTAGATAAATTTAATCAACAATAAATAATTATATGGCGACGACAATACAAAACTTTTTTTCAAAGGCACAACAGGCGCAGTTTTCTCGAGATTTTCTTTTTAGAGTTAATAGTGTACAGCTTACAGGACCAACACCGGGATCGACAATAGAGTTTGGTGGTGATAGAGAGCTAATATATGCTAGATCTGCTACTCTTCCAGGAAGGGCGATTGAAAATAAAGTAGTAAGCTATATGGGACTTGATTTTAATTTACCCGGGAGAGCCACATATACAAATTCTGCTGGTTATTCAATAGACTTTTATGCTGATGCAAATAATTCACTCCGTGGAAAATTTGAATCAGCTTCAAGAGCTGTATTTGATGATGCAACCAGTACAGGTGAATATGGCATGCCTGGTACTGGCGACGTTATAACTCTTGATTTGTTAGATAAACAATTAGCAACAAAAAAACAAATTAAGTTAATTGGAGCTTCTATTCGTGATATTGGTGATTTAAGCTATAATATTGCTGATGGTACAGGTGAAGTTGTTTCGTTTCCTGTAACTTTTGCATACCACTACTACGAAGATTCTATTTCAGGTGATCAGAACCCATTTTAAAGCACTACTAGTAGATAAATATTAGTAGTACTAATGGAGAATAGACCTACACGAAGATTCTTAACAAAGCTTTCGCAGGATAGCCCTTACTACTTATCTCTTCCTTTTCTTTGGACTGTCTCCATACCTGGTATACTCGGACTAACAGGTTCAATTGCTAGCGCTAATTCGAAGATAGGCCGAGGAGGATGGAGCCCACGCGCTGCAGCAGACTGGGGAGCTGGAAGTCTTTTAGCGGCTAGAGAAGTTACAATACCTAACGAACAGTCGACATTTTTAGAAGCTGGACAAAATAGTAGAGGTGGGTTTATGCCTGGTTACGGACTGCAGCAAAGAGAAAGCTTCCTTGCTAGAAATTTATCTATTAATTTTATTGAAACAGTAGAGGATATTGTACATGGCATCTTCACACCATGGATGATAGCGTTGGGTGTTGATGGGCTTACAAACTTTGGATTAAAAACAGATATATACGTCAAGCAATATGATAATCAAAAAAGATTGCGTAAAGGTTATAGATTTATTGACGCGTTCCCAACGAATGTCGAAGGGTTTGTTCTCACGCAAGAGCCAGAAGCTGTTTATCCAGAAAAATCTGTAACATTCTGTTTTACAGATTATGCCCCTCTATAAGTAGCTGTTGAGGTTGCGTTGTGTTGTTGTAAGTAATAATATGAATTTCGCGTACATTCTTCCAAACAGGAAAGAGGTATTCCTTAAAGAAATACTCTATAAAGATCTTCGCACTTTTAATTTATACAGTGACACTGCACTACGTGGGCGAATGGATTTTCTTGAATCCTTTATTTTAACTAAAGATCTCAATGTTCTAGAAAAATTTTATTGTTTATTTTATCTTAGACAGAAGTGTATTGGCAATGAAATTAATATAACCTCAGATAAAGGTCCCGTTAGTATAGATCTAGATTTCTTATTAGAAAATGTCGGGGGTATACCTAGCGTAGAAACAGATATACCTATAGACAATGTAACTTATACCCTTGACTTCCCCCATCACTTTAACACAGGTAACGATGATTTTATTTTATCTCTAGTTAAGAAGATTCGAATAGGAAACGAAGAATTAATTCTTGCTGAGCTATCAAGCGAAGAGTATCAAGAAGCAATAGAGCGTTTACCTGATACGCTACACGAATACATAGAAAAGTTTTTGGAAGAATGTAATGCATTTTTTACATTATCTTTACTAGAAGAAAGAGAGAATGTTGATATACGACCAATTAAGTTCAACATTATGGAATATGATTTTGCTGATTTTATTACATCACTTTTTCAATGTATAACAGCAACAGGTTATAGAGAAATGCTTTTTATGCTTTCGAAAAGAATAAACGACGTATCTTTTTTAGCTAATTCTACATTTTTAGAAGTGCATGATTATTTTGAGCTCTTTAAAGATGAGGTAGAAACTCAAAGAGCAAACCAACCCCAGGGCGGGTTCGAACAGCAGCCTGGATAAATAAAATACCCTATTAAATATCCGTATGAGCAAAAACGTATCAGGATTTTTAAAAAAGCTTGGAAAAATAAACGAAGACACAATAAAGATTTACGTGCCTTCTATCAAAAAATCCATTGAAACAACACCGCTTACATTAAAGCAGCAAAAAGATCTTATTTCATCTGCACTTGATGGTTTAAGAGGTGCTTTAAACTTTAGTAAAACATTAAACGACATCATTATTAAAAACGCTGGTAATAAGGATTTAAAGCTTTATGATAAGTATCCTTTCATTGTTGGTTTAAGAAAACAATCTCTTGGTGATGCGGTTAAAACAGATAACGGAGTTGTCAGCTTAGACGATGTTATTGCAAACATTAAAAATACCCCTTTAAAGGTTAAAGATGAACATGTAGTAGTATTAAAGACATTAGCTGTACACTTAAAAATACCTACTCTAGTAGAAGAGAGCGTTATTGTCTCCAAAGGCGAGCAAGGTGTTAATCCGAGAGATGATATTACAAAAGAAGGTATCGGGACATTATATATGTTAGAAATTATTAAGTTTATCGATAAACTAATAATTGAAGACGAAGAAATCGACTTCAACCAAATACGAATTAATGACCGTATTAAGTTAATTGAAGAATTGCCTCTTGTAATGTATAATGAGATTTCGGATTACATTAATTCAGTCAATGATTATCTAGCAGAAATTTTAACTGTTGATGATATTACTATACCGATTGATGCTCGATTCTTCGATACCGGTGATCTAGATTAAATATCTATGTGCCGGCACCAAGAACAGAGCAATTAATGCACCTAGTCCGGGCCCGAGAAGAGGCCATGGGCGAGTTGGCTGCGCAAGATTTAGCTAGATCACAATATTCACGTGACGTAATTCCTTCACAAGCATCTGCGTTTAAGCAACACCGACCTAACGCAAACGTTGGAGCTATTGAACGGCAAAAGCTTGAGAATGAAACGCGTGTTGTTGGTGGTGTTTTATCTAGAATGTTTCCGTGGATGTATCAAAAGCCACCGGATGAAAGAGGTAAGACGAGTGTTGCCCGGATGCAAGTAAAACAAGCAGAAGCTGCTCAATCAACTGTTCAAGAGGTTAAAAAAGGTAATAGTATATTAGGTCAGATTCTTAAAAATTGGTTATCTGGTATTTTATTATGGTCTTTGTTAAAAGAACCACTAACACAACTTTGGAATAATGTTATTAAACCATGGTGGGAAAACTCAGACAATCCAGTTGTTAAAGTAATTAAAAACTTAATCGAATGGGGAGGTGATGTATGGGAATGGCTCAAGGGTGACTTTGCAAAATGGGTTAAAGGTACATGGGAAAGCATAATAGATTTTGTTAAAATGTTGCCTGAGTTTTTTGCAGAGTTTTTATCTATGCTCGGGGGCATGTGGGATGTTATGAGGGAGTGGTTTCTTTCTAGTTTTTTACCCAATATAAAATTAGCTCTCGCAAACCTACTTACAGGATTTGCTGGCTTTTTAGATAAATTATTTGGAGGTCGAACTCTGTTTGAAACACTCAAACACGGTATTCTAGAAGGGATAACCATACCAGTTTTAAGGTTACTCGAGACTGCAATGATACCTGAGGTTGCAAACCCTTTGGCACACATGCCAGGAAGACCTAAAGTTATTGTACAACGGCAACCTCTTTTTGGTAAAACAGCAGGCGCGGCAGGCGAAGCGCGAAGGAATATTGAAGAAAAAATTGCAAAAGAAAAAGAAGCATCAAAAGGCCGCTCTAGCACACGCTTCCGTGATATGTTAGCTGGATCAAATCTTATAGACTTTTTAGACCCACAAGGTGACATCCAAGGTCCTCGGGATAGAAATAAAACGTGGGGTGGTACACCAAACTGGACACTGCCTAGTTTTGCAGATCCTAGAGTAGGCATGCCAGGTGCTAGTATGGAAGATATATTAAAACGAACTTTATTATCCGGACCGGCATTCCCAAAGTTTACTCCCGGCATGCCAAGGCTTGGAGATCCAGCTTCAGGTCCAGCTCCCATAACTATGAATACAACTGGTGATAGACCTACTGTTGTTCCTGGCTACCTTCCGCTCCCCGGTGGTAAGGACAAAACCGAACAACAGCTAGACCAACAAACTAATATACTTCAACAAATCGCAAATAATACGCGTAATACACCTGGTGCAGGCAATCCAATTAATGTTGCTGCAGGTCAAAGATCTGGTGAGGGTACACCAGGGGGAGCAAATATAGTTGCTTCAAACTTCCCTACCCAAGGGCCACCTAAAATTGATTCTAGAGGTGGTTATATTGCTTCTGATTATAGTATTACTGCCAACTCTTTAGTAACATAGTCTTGGAATAAATATTATTAATGGCTGGTATATATGATGTAGTTGCAGATTACGCTTGGACTTCTGTCCCTAAGCGAGCTGGACTACGTGCTGAAGCACCTAGTGCTCTGGTAACAGCATATGAATTAGAAGAGAGTCAGTTAAGAGCGTTTGTTAGTGGATATGTTAATGTATTCAATAGAAGCTCAGACGATCCTATGAAATTCTATGACGGTCTTTATAAGACAAAATCCGGTAATGGAAGCGGAGCCGGTCCTACAAGATATAGGTTTCCATTTTTTGAAGATAATTTTAGAGGGTTCAGCAATAACTATGCAGATACCTTTTCGCAAATCAGTCAACGAGGTGCGCAATTTTTAGGTGCAGAGTTTGTTAATTTAGGGAGTAATATAGTTGATGAGTTTGTAGGTTTAGGTGCAACTGTACAGCAAGTAGGTAACGATACCCTAGCAACGCAATATCAAAACGCCGCTGGTAAAGTTGAAGCTGTCGCAGATAAATTTATACAGGATTTTGGCGGGCCAAAGGGATTTCAATTTAAAGTACCGCGTGCCAATAACCCTAGTGAATATCCTGGTACTTATGTTGAACACCCGATGTTTTATCAGTATGCTAATACTGATGCTGGTATAGAGATTAGTTTCGTATTAGCAAATACAATTGATCGTGGTGATATAGATAGAAATCAAGAGCTAATAAAGAGCATTATGACAGAAGCTAGACCTGAAAGAGGTAGCGCGTTGGAGATGACATTTCCACGAATTTACGAAGTTAAAGTACCCGGGTTAAGATATGTGAGGTGGGCTTACTTAGCTAACGCAGCATTTAATTTATTAGGACAACGAAGACAGGTAGGGAATAAGATAGTACCAGAAGCATATGGTATTTCTTTAGTGTATAATTCACTAACAATAGAAGTTGCTAACTTTATAGAAAGGGCTGGAATGTAATGAGCTTAACTGGTAACTTAGGAGAATATCAAAATGAAATAACATCACTATCTGCTGTGAAGTTAGGTAATTACGAAAATATTTTTAAAGTGTATACCCAAGCTGCTGAAGATACAGATAAGCAGTTTTATTTCTATAATATTCTCAATAAAATTCAATTCCCTACAAACTTAGATAGCAATTATTTTGGGCTTCACGACGTGAAAGGTAGACTTCCGCTTACCACTGTGTCTTATCACATTTACGATAAAATTAGCCTTTGGTGGATTCTCTATTTAAATAATCAGGAAGTGTTAAAGAATCAATTTTACGTCAATGGCGGTGTACAATTAAAATTTATAAAGCCAGAATTTTTAGGTTTTATATACGCGGAAATGACGAAATCTACGGTTTTCGGTAATCGACACTTCTAGTATGTCCGATAAAATTAAATACAAAATTAATAACGCAGAGTTTGAGGCACAATTTACTCTTACTACTGCGGAGCAAGCACCTGACGGTGGAGATCCAGAACAAACTGGCGGTGGTGGCCAAGAGGATGCTGGCGGATCGCAAAAAATTAATTTTTCGAAATCTGCTATAAGGGGTATGGATATAGAAGAAAATTTTTTGGAGCCGTTCACAAACGGAAATATTTACATTAATAACCCATTAGATTTTATTGAAGATGGTAAACTAATCCGTGGTGATGGTCGTGATAAATTTTCAATTTTACTAGAACCTGTAGATGATGGAGAAGGTGTTGAGGATACAAAAGCACCTTTAAAATATAGTTTTGTTATTAGTGGTGAACAAAACAGTACATCAAAAACAGATAGATTAAACAACTTTAAAACATATAGGCTTATAGATCGAAATTATTTTCTTCTTAGCGAGCAAATACCTTACGGTAAAAGATTTAGAGGAAAAGTCGGAGAGATACTACGACAAATCTTAGAAAGTTTTGGGATACCAACAGCAGCAGATTGGGAGTGCGGTGATATGGAAATTAATTTTTTGCCTGAGCATGTCTTACCGCCTTCCACTTTTAGATATTCAGATCTTGTTAAGTACTTAGTCAAGCTTAACTTTAAAAAAGAGGGCTCTACTTATTTTAGATTATTTTTAAACTGGTGTAGAAGATGTGAAGAATATAGATACGTATCTCTTAATGAGTATTTTTCAGGTGATGCAAAAGTAATTAGAGAAGGGTTTATGGTTGATGATCTTGTTTCTTTTTGTGGGTTTAATGCTAATAATCCTATACCACATGTCGGCAAGACGCCAACCAATATAAATAATGCTGCATTAGAGAATACTGATTTTTCGACTCCAATGCTTGTATATACTAATGCGTATTTAAATAATATATTGGTATCTGGTTACGATCCAATTTTAGGTGAGCATTTAATGAATGTGATTCGGATTGATGAAGTCAAAAACAAAGACGGTGGGTGGGCAGATCTCATAGCTAAACCGTTTGGGTACTTAGGCGGGAAGCCGCAGCCATGGGCTGTTTTAAATCAGGTAAGAAAGACGAAGCTTTTTCGTAATTTAGGATTTCCTTTTCCACACGACAGAATGACTCAACTCGCAGAAGCTGAAATGACATCAAATTTAACATTTTTTAATTTACAACTAGGTTTTCAAACTTTAGGTAACACAGACCGCCAACCAGGTGAGTTTATGGATGTATCAGCTGCAAGAGAAGAGACAGAAGACCAGGGATTAAACCCCTTTAGTGACCAGGAAGTAAAGCATAGAAGCGACGCAAAGTTACTAGGTGAGTGGTTTATTACAAAAATAAGACATGAGTTTACTACAGCAAAAGTAGATAACTATACAAACACAATACAGTGCATTAAGCCTAATATTGGGCCTGGTGCAGAACTACCAGACGACAATTTAGCATGACATACGGTGATCAATTTACATCTGAACAACCGGTGCCCGGTGATCCAGAATTTTACCAGACAACAAATCCAATTTCTTTTACTAAAAAAGTTGAAGTTTTGAGGGCTCTTGCTCTCACTGCAAAGCAATTTAACGAAGAATTTGGTGGTATTCAGCAATTGCCTTTTTGCGTGAAAAAAAGTCAAAAGGGTAATATCAAGAGTATTGACTTAAAGTTAATGGAAGAGTTTAAAAAGGTATATTCTCTCGGTACTAATCAACTTGAAAGCTTTATAAAAGCTCTTAATGAGGCAGCTCCTTCTGAAGATGACCAGGGAGGGAGCGCAAACTCTGATAAATTAGATGAATATTCTATATTATATTATGTTTCTTTACTTGAGAAGGGCCCGTATGAAAATCAAACTGGACAGGTAACAGGTAGAGTAGATGGTATCGAAAAAATTACTGTGGAGGTGTTTAAGCCAGGTCCAGATATAATGGGCGTTAATGCCAACTCCAATCTTACTAATTCATCAAAGCCGGTATACGGGTCCGACATAGCACAAGATGTACCTAACGATACATTAAGAAAAGTACCTGGAGTTATATCAAACTTGCTGCTTAAGGGTAAAGCAAATGCTGGCACTGTCTTTCAAAATGGTGTATTTTTAAGCGGGGTTATTAATGAAAATACTCTCCCGTTTATAGATAAACAAAATGAGGCGAGGATTCAAGAAGAGTTAGCAGATGGTAGAAATAAAACTGACCCGGCACACGGAAACTTAATGGTAAAGGATGTTGAAAAAATTAAAATACATAAGGACGCTGAAGAAGGTATTACTGAAGAAATTAATAATTTTTTAGGTGACAAAGCATTTAGATTATTTTTGTTTAGAAAATTAATTAATTACTTTAATGAAGAACAGAATCTAGCGCATTCTAAGAACGGGTCGATTGATCGCAAGGTTGACTATATTGTACAAGAGTTTGAAGAAGACGAAGACAAACTTTGTGAAGCAAATCAACCGGAAAAATTCTTAAAGAAATCTAAAGATGTTGAAACTGATATGTTCGGTCGTACTTTCGATAGTACTGAGAGGAGAGAGTTTGAGTTCAAAACAAAAGGAGCGAACGGTGAAAATCTCTTTAAGCTATACACTATTAAAGGGCAACTGGGTAGTGGGATAGATGTAAAGTCAGAATCAATGTTCGGGGATTAAACATCGATTACATCTTCGTCTTTATCAATAAGCGCCTTCATAATATCATCCCGTGATAACAGCATCTTTGTTTGGTTGTCGGCGATGTTTAACCTCTCTTTGCTCTCCACATCCATTTGCTTAACAGCAACTTGCGTTTCATTCCTCTCCTTAGCAACATGTAGCTTATTTAAAGTTTCAATAGCTGATGAAGAAGCCTTGATAAGCTCTGCTAATGCTGCAACATCTCTATTTTCAGGAGCAGATGATATATAATCATTAACGTTATCTACAATGCTTAATGATTTCTTAATAAGTTTGCCTGAATTTTGAATAAGAAAATCTTCTAAGTCTTCCTTATTTAGAATACTCTCTTCAACTGGCTTTTTTGCAACTTTATTATTATGCTTTAACTGAGCTATAATATCGTTGACAGCCTCGTCTAGTTCTTCAGCCATACATATATTTAATCTATACTTGAATATTTTACAATGTATCTTATTATATGTGTATGATATTAAAATTTAAGAAGATTAGCGAGAGCGCGGTTCTCCCTTCTAAAAACCATAAAGACGATACTGGGTTAGATGTAACATGCGTTGAAGATAAAGTTATTCCAGCAAAAGGTTCTGCTGTTATTGATGTGGGGCTGAAGTTTGCTTATATTGAACCCGGTTATTGGGTAAGAATTGAAGGTAGATCTGGGTTAGGATTTAAGCATGGTATTCTCCCTCACCCTGGTATTATTGATTGTGGTTATAGAGGAAGCGCTGGAATAAAGCTGTACAACTTAACAGATAAAGATTATGAAATTAAAGCTGGTGATAGAATTGCACAGTTTGTAGTATATAATAATCATGATGTTAAAGTTATCGAAGGTGAAATTGAACACTCTCTTCGTGGTGAAAAAGGTTTTGGTTCTTCCGGAAAATAAGTATGATTGATTTTGATAAAATTTGGGTTGAGAAGTATCGACCGACTACTCTAGATGATATTATTCTAGATAAAAGAACACTTAAACAGGTAGAAGAATTTAAAGATGAAATACCTAATCTTCTCTTTGTTGGTAATCCTGGTACTGGTAAAACCACGCTTGCTAGAATTATTGTTAACGATCTACTCGGATGTAATTACCTTTACATTAATGCTTCTGATGAGTCTGGTATCGATACCATTAGACATAATATCACTAACTTCGCTCAAACTAAGTCTTTTGATGGTAAGGTAAAGGTAGTTATATTAGACGAAGCTGACGGTCTTACAACGCAAGCGCAGTCTGCGTTGCGGAATACAATGGAGACTTATGCTAAATATTGTAGGTTTATTCTCACAGCAAATTACAAACATAAAATTATTCCAGCTTTACAGTCAAGATGTCAATCTTTAGATATCAAGCCTGTTGTAGAGCTAGCAGTTAAAAGATGTTATAATATTCTTAAAAATGAAAAGATTAAGGTCCCAGAAGAACAAAAGAAAAAATTTATCCAACTTGTCAAGCGTCACTTCCCCGATTTACGGAAAACGATCAATGAGCTACAAAAAAATATCATTGATTCAGAGCTGTGTATTGTTAGCGTTACTGGTGATAACGAGTTGCTCGAAGCCGTTTACAAAAAAATAGCCTCAAAAAACTCTTTGGAGGCTAGAAAATATCTAATTGAAAATGAAGATAGGTTTCAAGGCGATTACGATACTTTGCTTGGTAATTTTCTTAATTTTATCTATAGCATAAACATAGATGACGTAAAAAAGAAAGCTATGATTGCTATTATAGCTGAGCATTTATATAAAAGCGCCTTTGTTGTTGATAAGGAAATCAACGCGTTTGCATGCTTAGTAAATGTAGAAAATGCTATTTAATACATGCTAGGACCCTTTTTAAGGTCAGACATATACTGCAGCGTATATGAAGCAGCTGCCGGTGAAGGCGTAGCCGGGTCGCAAGGAATCTCTGTATTCTGTTTAGGAAGCGATCTTTCAGTAGGTGATAGTGGTGTTCCTACATGGTCTGCTGTACCTGTTGTACCGCGCGCTGTTCGATTTTGAATATTGTTTGGATCCTCTTCAGCTTCTTCTGGCTTGATAGTAACTTTATCCTTACGCCTCATAGCATCAGGAATAGGCAATAAGTTTGGAGCATATTGTACAGCTTGCCCTAACTCACCAGGTACGGATACATGGTGTGTATATCTACCACCGCCAGAATCAAGCGCGAGGTTTAATACAACATGCAGTGACGATGTTTCTGCATTGGCTGGAAATCGAGCAGGTTCTGTATCTTTAATCCCCGTAACTCTGATATGAAGGCCTGAGTTAATCATATCATCGATGAGTTCTTTTGTATTATTACCTAAAGATTTGTAACACTCAGTAGATTTATAATCATCGTTGAACTTAAAAACATCACCAACGAGAAATCCTCCTCGCTCATATCTTCGCATATAAGATTCATGTAAAGTAACAAATTTATTCCTTGCCATATTATTATTTATACAAACCTGTAAATAATAACACAGATATACACACTAATCTTTGAGAAACTCAGCTATTGTATGAAATGCTGTAAACACCTCTTCATCATCTTCTATAGCGAGTCCTAAGTCCTCTTCAATTTCAAAAGAATGTGTTGTGTATACGGACTTTTCATGAACAAATCGCCCGTCCTTAATGTATACTCGACCTTCATTTGGACTAGGGAAATTCATTCTCGAATATACCTCTTCTTTAAGAATCTTTACTAGTTCTCTAGGGTCTATTTCCACCTCAACAGCAGTTTTACCTTTAACACGCATACTTTAATTATATTATAGTTCCTTAAATTGGATTTACCACCCTGGTATTAAATATTAATATGCCGTTGATTAAAATGCCGGATCTTGCCGTCGATAAGCTAGAAAATGCTAGCTTGCAGAATGAGTATCTTTACAAAGATCTGCACTTAGACTTAGAGTTAGCTGTTTATTATAACCGCCAACTAAACAAAGGTCAGCAGTTAAAAGATGTGCAAGGATTATTTGATCTCGAATCAGTTAAAAATAGCATTACTAATGCGTTCTTAACGGCGCCTGGACAAAAAATACTAAATCCAGAATTTGGTATTGATTTAAGGCGGCATGTATTTGAGCAAGTATCTGTTTTTGAGGAAGATTGGATACGGGATGATATAGAAAGAAGTTTACCTGGACAAGAGCCGCGCATACAACTCCAAAACGTTGAGGTTGTGGCAAGACCAGATGAAAATCGTTTTGATATATTTTTGAAAATAAATGTACCTTCACTTAATGCTTATGGCATAACTCTTGAAGGACGCTTAAATAAAGAAGGATACTATATAGTTTAGCCATGCCAAGCGAAGAAAAACAAGACAATAAATTTTTAGATTTTAACCTGCCACAGGACGCATACGTGGCATTTGATGCCACCACGTTGAAAGATTTTATTATTCAACGTTTAAATGAGAACGAAAAATTTACAGATCAAAACTACGAAGGTAGTAATCTCGCAGCTATTATCGATATAATAGCTTATTCTTATCACGTTCTTTTATTTTACTTAAACAATACAGCTTCTGAGGTTGATTTCAATCAAGCAACACTGTATGAAAACATGAATAGAATTGTTAAGCTTATTGGGTATAAGCCAACCGGTAGGCAAACTTCAGTCGTTCCTGTAAATGCAATTGCAGAAGCTGCTATGGGTAGAGGTAACTACACTATAAGAAAATATAGTTATTTTCTAGCTGATGCTAATACACAATATACCTTTAACGAGGATTACTCGTTTGACAAAACAACTACAAGTGACGAAGTTATAAAGACATTAAACGATAACGTTATATTGTACCAAGGTGTAGTTACGGAGTATCCAAATTATTTTGCACAAGGGATTGATTTCGAAACTGTACCTATTGTTGTTGAAGCTATTTCTAATACTGATGCGAGATTTGTAGCAGACAACACAATAAGTGTTTATGTAAAAGAAACAGCTTCCGATACATATTACGAATATAGAGAAGTTGATAATTTATATTTAACTAATTCAACTGATAGGGTTTATGAAAAGAGATTAAATGAAAATGGTTTTTATGAAATTAAGTTCGGAGATGGTTCATTTGGGAAAAAGCTAAAGCAAGATGATATTGTATCAATAAACTATATTCTCTCTGATAATAATAGAGGAATCATAAGTAAAAATGTCATTAATGGTAATAAGCTGTTTGTATATGACTCAGCAAGACAGCGGCAAATATTTAACGATACATATCAAAATAAAGAGCAAACTACATTTCTTAATAGTCGATCAGGTACAAATTTAAAAATTAATAACCCTATTAACTCTTCAACCTTAACAAATGCTGAAAGTGTTGAGCAAATAAGACAAAATGCTTCTAAATTATTCTCCTCACAATTGCGGCTCGTTACAGGAGAAGATTATGAATTTTTTGTAAAGAAAAATCTAGCTAGCGTTGTTAATAGTGTTAAGGTAGTTAACAACGATGAATACCTTAATGGTTACATACAGTATTTTTATGATATATGCGTCGATCCAAATAAAGTAAATAGAGTTATTATTAATCAAGTTAATTTTGCTGATGCATGTGATTTCAACAATGTTAACTTATTTGTAACACCTAGATTTACTATTACAGAAGATGGCGACTACCCACCTTTCTGTAGTGAGTCGTTTAAAAATCTGATAGTTACAACTACATCAGAAAAGAAAATGGTTTCTAATGATGTAGTACCGCGTGATCCTATCTATATGGCTTACGGGTTAGGAATGAGTAATAGCGATACATTAGACGTAAGTATTTTAAATAATACAAAGCTATATATTGTTCGCGAGACAACCAATAAAATTAGTAAGCCAACTTTAGTGTCTAAAGCTGCAGCTGTTATAAGAAAATACTTCTTACCAGCTAACAACGAGTTAGGCCAAAATATAAACTTATCAAAAATGGCAGGTGAAATATTATCTATAACAGGTGTAAAGCGGATATTTACAAAAAATGAAAACGACGGTTCAATATTTAATGGATTATCGTTATTATCTTTTAACCCACAATACCCTGAAAGTGATATACAATTAGTGAACCAAGATATAACTCTTCCATATTTTAAATTCCCTTACTTGTATACTACACAGTCTTTAGGTAATAATATAACTGTTATCGATGAGTGATACAAAAACAAATTATGCTACTATTAGCGCTGTAGATTATAGAGGGCTTGATGCGTCGTCTTCCTATAATCTATCTATAACACCGCTTACTTTTTTCGCAAATGTGCCCACTCAAACTGGAGATGAATCCTTAACGCTTAACAATACTGAGGTAACATTTGATTACGGTGATGGTACTATTGAACAAGCGACATCACTACGCACTGATTCTAATGGTAATAATATTTTAAGCGCGTCTCATAGTTTTGCGTTTCCTGGTGTCTATACTGTAAGAATGATACTGAGAGATTGTAATAATAATGCCATTCTTGCTTCTGGAACTAAGGAAGTACAGATTGAAGACTACATTACCAACACCTTTTCTGTGACGTGTCTAGATTTGCTACCGCAATATCAATTTGCTTTATCAGCTGGAGAATATTCTACACCATTAACTATTAATTCACTTTCACCTTTTTATCAGGATTTCCAAGATATATATTTTTCAGTTTCCGGGACAGATTGCCCGAACTACTTTAATTTAAATGATAGTAAGTATAAGCAATTGCAAAATTATTTTTCTTTTTACGAAAAGCAATTTTTACCGAATTTATCTGGATTCCAATATGTTGAATTATCTAAAATTCCTCTATCCTCAGAAAACATTTACGTTTTGCTCAGTGGGGCCGAACTAATAACATCAACAACAGAAACACCCTCATCAATCATTGCTGGTAAGTCGGGTACCCAAATTGTGTATTTTAAAACACAAGAACAGACACTCTCTACAACACCCATTTATCTTTCTTTTTATAAAGATAGAAAAAATATTTTTTCTAGAGGTAAAAAAGGGTACAGTAATCATAACTTTTTAAATAATTTTACAGTAACATTATCTGCTATCGTCGGACCAGCTAATGTTGAGTCTGTATCTGCTGGAGATATCTCTATATCATCTAATGGGTTAGATAACGAAGGTGATGAACTAAATTCGTTTGCAATTAACCCTATACAGTATAAAAACACTAATATACCGTTTGTTCTCAAACCAAAAAATCAAAACACGTTTACTGTAAATTCATTATCAGCAGGTGACCCTGAGATAGTATTAGTTTGTAGAACATCAGGGTTATTGCCAGTGAACGGAACCAACGGTTGCACTAATGGTGAACATATAAGCACAGATAACTACACTATTACAAATATAGATAATACACTATCATCTATTGGAACCAATTTTTGGTATCGTGGTGTATTAAAATATGATGATAGCTTAGTAGCTGCGTCAAGCGCTGTAGTAATGAATGTAGAATTAAGTGCGAGAAATGCATACGCAATATTAAACACAGATGATTACATTACAACAGAAATTACATTAACAGGTGGAACAAACTTTAGCTTGTACCCTAAAGATTATTATTCTGTATATAAAGTCAATGAAGATTTTGATTTTGAGCAAATGATAAAAGATCTTAGATTCCAAGAAATACTTCTTGATAAAGAAGTACTCTTTACTGACTTTATAGGTTCAATTTTTGGCAGTGTTAGTAGCAATAATGCCTCACTGGGTAAAAAGATATACGAGAGTATTATTAACTTTGTACAGAATACATCTGATATTGATGTATGTAATATTACTGCGCTTGATGGATTGAGTAAATTAGTAGATAATGAAAATATAATCTATAATAGCAATCACCCTGAAGAGATAAAAAGGTTAATTAATTTATTCAGTATACAATATAATAAGTTTAGGGGTTATAGTAATCAATTTAATCAAAACTTCGATAGTAGAAATAGGACGTTTAAAACCAAATATGGTACAAATCTTGGCGATGAGATAACGTTTATGACATATGTTGTATCTGCTGGGACAGATATAGTAGCATACGAAAAATTTAGCGGTGAGTATACGCTTCTAAATTCTTACCAACCTATATTAACAGCCGATGTTGTTGAGAGAGTGGACCCTGAGGCGTTTTTTACCGGGTCTCCATCTGTTTCAACATATAATTTAAGAGAGTATAATGATACATGGGGCTGGCCATTAGTAGTTTCACCCGGAACATCAGGCGCGGATATTGAGCAATTTTATACTTTTCACGAATTTACACCGGGGGGTAACGGCACCGTTTTAAATGGTGTTGTTGATTGGAATAACCCACAAACAGGTATTATAAACACAGCGTACCCGGATGGATCTGGTGGGTGGTTAGATGGAGAACCTACACATAGCCTCGGGGCAGAAGAACTAACTTATAATACACCACTATCAAGCTTAGAGGGTGATGATAAAATATTCGACATAATGATTAGGAATTCATTATTTAGTAGTCTATCTCTGTTTGAAGGATAAATATGTTTAATGGAAGAAATAATTCAAGGGTATCCTGAGGTTAGTTTATCTATAACCAATCCAGACGTAAGAAGAGAAAACGCTCTAGATAGAAATAGTCCGTTTTCTTTTCTCGACTTTATTAAAAACGTTCGCGAAACTTACGAACCTTCTGATTTACAGAATTTTTACAATGTATATATCAAAAGATATAATAGGCAAAGTGTAGCTAAGGGTCTAACGGATAAGGAAATTATTATCGAAAGATATAGGGAGTTTCTTAAAGATGTTACGTTAAATTTTTCTACAAATGCAGAGAAAAAATTTCTTTCGCAAATCGATTTTAGTGACAAGTATGATTTACAAATAGCTGTTTCTTTTTACAGTAAGAAGATAAGAAGTATAATCTCTTACTATCAAGTTAAAAGAGAAAAATTACATTTTTCGACAATTAAAGCAAAACTCAAAGGAAGTGACTTTGGTTTTAGACAAAATGCTTACAATCTTGTTACAGATTTTTTAGCTAATAGAAGTACAGCTGCGCAGGATTATAACATAGATACAATTAAAGAAAACGTAACAGTTTCGTTAACAGAGTATGTTGATCAATATACACAATATTTTAATGCTGAACCTGATGAAAAAGTTTATGGAAGAAATTTTGTAGAGTATACACCTGATGGTCCTCCGTTTAGTAATATATTTTTAACTAACGACACGGTTCTCGTTGAAGAGGTTTTTGCTGGGCTGGATCAAGTTTTAATAGATCTAAAAGAAGCAAATGAGCTGTTTGAAAACAAAAGACAGCAAACTGAAAAATTTATTGGTACAGATTATTACTATCTATCTGCCAATAATGTAGGTACGTATGAAGTAGGGGTACTATTCGAAGCTGATAAGCCCTATGCCAATTTTTTAAACACCAATTATCCTTCTGTTGCTTCAGTATTCTCTAACGAAATAAAAAGCGTAAGAGATCAAGGATTTTTTAGACCGACAAATGCAAGTATTGTCTCTATAGAAAGTGAACGTCTAGACTTCTTTACTCAAAATTTTTACGGTACAGATAAGCTTTTTATTTTTCCTGATCCTAATTTATTTACAAACGATGACGATATTTTTACGTTTGTTATCGATACGTCGAGATCTATAAACAATCAAAGTAAGGGTGCAGCTGTTAACCAGCCTAATACAGATAAAAATAGTACATCCTTAATGGGATATAACTCTGAGTTACCAACAGGTAAAGATATTAATTCCGATCTTTCTTTTCTCTTTGATCAAGGATATATACACGATAGTAAAAGAGATTTAAATGGTAATATTTTTGGGCTTCTAAAAGATCAAAACTATTATAAAAACAATTTTGAAGTTCGGGCAGAGAAAACAATTAAAAGTTTAATATTAAATGGGTATCAATTTTTTGATGCTTTATATGGGGAAGGATCAAATTTTGATTACGATACTGTAGATGCTGGTGCAACTTACAGTGAAACTTATAGGTCGGGCATTACATCTTATACTCAAAACTTTACAGCTGGAACAGTAGCAGAACAAGCTTCTGCTTATGATATATTTGGTCGTTACTTTGGACCATATCAAGAACAAATACCGATACCAACGTTTTCGGCTGTTGATATCGAACAAGTTGGTACAATCGAGGCAGATGTACAGGAGGGTGCTTTCTTTAAGTTTTCAGATAATGTAAATCTTGATGACGCTGTAAGTACTAATTTAAGCACATATGACGCTTCTACGGGGGAGTTTTATTTCTCTAATTTATTAGAAGCAGGTGTATCGTTTTATGATGACGGGTCGACCATTGTGCGCGCATTATGTGACAGCCTTCATCCTGCAGCTACCGGTAATTTTACTTACAACCCGGTAGCTTCCGGTGATAACAACGTTACAAATATGGAGGGTGGTTTATTTTATGACGACCTAACTTTCAGTTACACACCAAGGGAGTTTGAATCAGTCGACTACATACCAACCACATTACGCGAAACAGTAGTTACAGATGTTGTATCTGCTGCTGATAGCTTTTTCACAAAACAAGTCGACTGTGGTAAGATATATGTTAAAAACATAAACAAACCTGCAAATTGGCCTAACGTCAAAGAACTTACACAGTCCTTAACATACTTAGATACAAAATACTCAGCAACTATCGGACACGAGCTCTCTACTTGTGTGAAAAACTTTGACTTACTTTATAACACTTTATTTATTGAGACTAGTTCTTTCTTAGTAGTAGAGAATATTGATTATAATATAGAGACGTTTGATTTTGAAAATTCAGGATCTATTTCAAATGTTCTTTCAACAAATACAAATAATTTTGATAAAATAAGTAATCGATTTAAAGTCGGTGATGATGTTTTCTACGCTA